TCATCTACAGACGGATAGTCATTAGCATTATACAAGTCACCGAGCAATCTCTGTGAGTCTAACTGTAGCTGTGGATACTCTCGTATAAACTTATCTACTAGTCTTTGCCACTCTACCTTCATGTCACGAAACATTTTCATGAAAGTTAGGTAGTGTTTAGAAGGTAGCATAGTAGTCCCATCAATGCCCCATGGCAACGTGTTGTCATAGTATGCTGTCCTTATCTGTGTTGTCATCTTCTTAACATCTTCCAATGCTGTACTTGTTGGCAATAAAGATTTGTTATATCTCCCTGCTGTAATTACTGCATTGTTAGACTCAGCTACCTGTTGGGTAGCCCTCTTGTCTATCTTTTTAAAGATAGCTTGAGATACTCTTAATTGCGTGAGTAACGCTTTGTCATTTAACTTCATAGTTTTACCTCCGTAATAAAGTCATTAACATTCTTAAGTTTGTTTTCTCGCATTGGACTTTGTATTTCGCATGTTGTATAGAAATTATCCTGTAGATATTCAAGAACAAGCTGAGAAACATCTTCATCTTCACCTTCATAATAAGCACTATTACAATCTGATTCAGTACTTGTTGCATTATCTTCACCTACTTGTATTTCTATCCATGCTCCACCATGGTCACTAGCACTCTTAAAGAACTTCTGTATAGCTTTAACATCCTCATAGTATTCATCCCACTTCCAATGATGTGCCTCAAACATAGCTACTGTATAACCTTCTACTGCCTTGTTTAAGACTGTATGTATTTTCATATCATCTTTTAAATGGTCTTTCCATACATCAATACTGCCTACTTTAGGTAGCATTCGTTGTTTAGCTATGTACTGCAAAAGTTTTTTTGGTGTAGGAAATGCACATGCTAGTACTACATCGCTACGATATCCCATTAGTTAAACAAAGTGTCGCCATGTTTGACACTCCACTCCGTAAATGCTTTGGTACTAGCAACTGACTCATCTCTACGACAAGCAAGAGATACACTTAACATGTTGTACTCGTTTGCAGGAAACCTGTCTAAGTACTTTATGCAATTCTCTATGTTGTCCTTAGTCATTTTAAATGCTAATGCCCCAGCTACTGCATACATTACTGAAGGTTTTTCAGGTATCTTAGCTGTCGTAGGTGACTTAAGTATACTGTCTATGTTAGGCATTTCCCTTTCTACTTCACGAAATGCTACAAACTCACCAGCACACCCCTCACCAACAGCCCCTTTAAATATCTCTAGTTCCATTTCCATAGGTAATGTACAGCTATTCAGCACATCAGACACACCTTCTACCCATGCTCTAGGTGAAGAATTACCTTCACGTTGTGGGTCAAAGTCATGCAACAAGTTGGGCTTAAAGTTAATGAATGCTATAACAGTAGGGTGTACCCCATTGTCTAACATCCACCTTATGCAATCGGGCAAGTCAGTGTCTAACTCAATAACAGTTATTGCATTAGATACATGAGACAACCTACGATTAGCCCCTGCTCTATCAGACTGTCTATTACCTGTCATAATAAACTGCCAGTTCTTAAGGGTATGTTCATGTATATTTCTACCTTGACACATGTTCCTTACTACCTTCTGTATGTCAGCAGGGGCTTGGCTAAAGTCATCTAGTACAATTATACCTTCATCAGGGTGGTCACTACCTACCACAGGTACCCAATGGGGTATGGTGTACTTAACTGTACCATCAGGTTGTGGCATAGGTATACCGAAGTCCTCTACCAACATGGTTGGCATGTGTACTTCAACATATCCAGTGTTAAGTTCCTTGGCAACATCTCTGCACAAGGTTGTCTTACCACCCCCTGGTTTGCCCTCAATGAGCGTTGTACGTTTAATTTTATAAAGTTCCTTTACGGCTTTCTTCATATCACTTGGTTTCATTTTAGTCCTCCTTTGAACTTGTTATGGTCAACACCATAGGTTATACACATGGTGTTTTCCCTGTGTTTCTTAGCTGTTTTCTTGTTATCAAAATGCACAGGCTGACCTGTAAGCGTATCAAGAACATAACCTCCACCTTCCTTATATCGCAAAAAGAAAAGTTTCAGTGGTTTATTAGTCATAATTACCTCCTTTGGTTTGTTATATCCCCACGTGTTGTGGGAAATTCTTTGATTTCAAATACCCTAGCATTCGGCAGAAAGTTTGGAAAGTTTTGGGCATTAGAAAGGTACTAGTGCGTAGTCTTTAAACCACCTGATTGTTGCACTAGTACCCACCTCTTTCGTCTCGAGGGTTATTCGTTCATCAGTATATCAGTACATGCTTTACTACATGTCTTTAGGTTTCTTTTAAGTCTAGGTGATAACAGTCTAGTACCACATACAGGACAGAACTTCCATTCCTTAACCTTCTGTTTAATCTCACTGTTCTCCCACTTGATGTGGTCATAGGTAGCTGTGTTGTTACTACCTCTCTCTGTGTCAAGGACTTCGGGTAATACTGACTGGTCTAGTAGACTACCGATAGCACTCATGCCTTGTTCTTCAATGCTATGTAAAGCTATCTTCGTGTCAACATCTTGAGGTATGCCAACCTCATGGTTTACAATACTGTGTATCTTGACCATGTTATCCAAGTCACCAACGGCTCTCTTAGTCCTCTCGTTGTTGACCTTCCGACCTGTCTTACCAAACATGTGGTTGTTAAGCTGTTGCCCTATCTTCTTACTATCCATAACTTACCTTAGCACTACTTAACTTTGATGTATAGTTAATCATGCTTACCTCCTTTGTTGTTAATACCTTTCAAGTCTTCCTTGTTGCTTATCACAACATAGTTAGACTTGTGCATAGGGACTACTGTATGCTTACGCTTACGTGCCTCTACCTCACCACATGATAGGCATGTGTCGTAGCCTAGTGTTACTCTACCCTGTGCTACATCTTCACCACATAGCACACACTTAAACTTCTTCATAGTTTCACCTCCTGTTTGCATAACCTCCTGTGAGGTATGCATTAAATTCTATATATTTTTAAGAGGCACACTAGGTAATCCTAGTGTGCCTCAATGGTACTTACAAATCCCACTCAGTGAGTGCGATATGGCAAGACGTTGGGATATCATATCCCTCTCTACGCATCTTCTTGTACCAGCATACAAACTCTCTCTCAAGTCCGTGCTTACGAGCCCATCCAAGAGCCCCTATAAAGTAATCCCTACATGTACTCATGATACTCATACTAACCTCTCATGTTTGGTTATAGATTTCTTGTAGGATATATAACATACCTGTTGACCTACCACCTTGTTATCCCTCACAGTTGACGAAATAACTTTGCGTGTAGGTTGTTGTTGTGTAGGTCTATTAGCGACCTTCTGTGCATACTTAGATTTCATAGTGTCCTCCATATAAGTATAGTTGTGGACACACTAGGATTATCCCAGTGTGTCCGTTGTTGTTGCTACTTGGTAGCCTTAAAGGATTTCTTAAAGTCCTCAAAAGACTTCACATCATCCAGTTCGGTGCCTTGGGCTACCTTACTACCTTTCTCTGCATATACACCATAGTACATGTAGATGTTGTTGAGTGGATGCCACCCTTTAGGTCTCCTGTCCTCACGAGCTTGCTTACCAACCAATATGGTAGCTTTAGGTTTCCCTACAGTACCAGCTTTTGGGGTAGGTATGAAAGCATAAGGTGTACATGCCTCCCTGTTACCTGTTAAAGCGTCTACATGGTTTTCTGCAAGGTAGCACATGTACATCCAGCAATCCTCAGCTGTCTCTTGAGTGAATACAGGTCCACTATCAACAGCATCAGCTGCCTTAATGTCTGTTATCATAGTGCCATCTTGTTTTCTACGTTTGTACACTCGTACACCTATACCGTTGGGTAATGTGCCTTTTTCGAGTGCCTTGGTAGCCTCTCGGTCTACCATAGGGTTTGTTGTGTTTTCCATAATGTTATCCTCCGAGCATTTAGTGCTCTTTATAGGTTGTTTAAGCTACCTAGGGGGGAAAATTCCCTAGAGCTTGAGAGTAGCCTAGCATTCGGCAGAAAATCTGGAAAGTTTTGGGCATTAGGTATGACCTAACTATCTAAGTGTGGGTGTGTGGTATATGTATAGTAACGGATAAACTTTACATACTAGATAGTAGATTAGATAGATGATATCGTTATATATCAACAAGTTATGAGGTGGTATCTAGTTTATCTACTAGTTTGTAGGTAATACTGTTCACCCGAATTAGAGGGTATCGGATAGTATCTCAATCTGTACTCGGCATTATACTAAAAAAACTATATAGTCTAGATAGTTTAGATAGTTATGTAACACAATGTATGGCTAAACCTTATACATGTAGCCAAAACTTACACATTCAAGTGTAAACTTATGGTATCTAATACCTCAAGATGTATGTAAAGTATCAACTAGATAGTGCAGATAGTTGTTACCTTACAGTATCTTGAGGTAATCAGTGTACTATAACCTTAATGTAACCCTAAAGTACCCTAACTGTCACCTTAAGGCTGCCTTGTGTGCCGTAACCCCCCGACCAATGGTTAAAAAATAAATAAAAAAATAAAAGAAAAAATATATATCGAGCAGTTTATACACTTGCTCAGGTGTTATATGTTATTTAGATGAGTTAAGGATTACATATCTAGTGTCGTACTGCCTTTCATCTACCCATTGTTTTCTATCTAGATGATTATCGAATGTTTTCTTGCACCATTTACGTTTGTATAGATACTCTTGCCAACATTCTTTCTTAAATATACTCATGTTATTTCCTCGTATGTTATATTGGTTTTATCTTGGAGACGACTGCCAGTCGTTATTGGACTGACAGTCGCTGCACTCAGACAGTTTCGACTATGTAAAGTCTCCGCTATCTGAATCGGCAGGTGCACTCGAGCCCGCTCTGTCGGATGTCAACAGTTTCGGACATTTAGATTCCTCGATAGTTCTTTTGTATTGAGACGAAAGAACTAGAGGGCTCGCTCCATGCAAGTCGTAGAACGACATGTGATGAAGTGCAAGTGTAGGGTGGGCTTTTTGAGCCTCTTCCACTTTAGCAAGCACATCCAGTGGGTTACTCTCTATGGTAAAGATACCATTCGGAGTCCATTTCAAACCTATGCAATTAACCATAGATTTAGCAGTTAAGTCAGCTTTGGTTTTTGGTAAACCTCGACTGTCTAACCCATCTGTGTTAATGCGAGGTTTTTGTTGAACCTCAACATTAACATTGAACCTACCTTTTGCAGTTTCATATGTATGGTGTTTAGACATAATATGATACCTCCAAAAAGGGTTATAGAAGTTTTTTTACAATTACAGATACTTCATTAAACTGTGATTTCATCATAGCAAAACTATACGAGTCTGTCAAGTTTTATTTTAGATTGGCGTATTCATTGGCTTGTAGAGTGTATAGTTTTTTCGTGGCGTGGTGGTGTAAACAGTTCAATATATCATAGGGTGGGTAGTCGGACTCGCAATCGTAGTCGCCCCCCATAATAAGTAAACCTCTCATAACAACACCCAATTTTTAAGAGTGTAAAGTTTGGGGTACTTACCTTGACACACTAGTAGAAACCGCTTATATATAACTAATGGACACACTACCGTTAAAACATACCAAGTGGTCAGACCGCCTAGCTTTCGATATGGCATTACTGCTAGAAGGCTCGGGAGAAACATTAGACGAAGTAAGAGCTCGCCATAATATTTCTGTTGATGACTTAGTTGTATTTAATAAAGATAAAATCTTTCTCAAGAAAGTTGAGTCTTATAGGAACGACATTAAAGAGAAAGGTATGACGTTCAAGTTAAAAGCTAGAGCTCAAGCGGAAGAACTTCTAACAACAAGTTGGACTTTAATTCATAGCCCAGACACTTCATCTACTGTGAAAGCAGACTTAATTAAGTCCACGGTTAGGTGGGGCGGATTAGAAACTAAAAGTGAAAGCATGGAGGATGCAGGTGGAGGAGTTAAAATTACGATTAATCTCGGGGGGCAAGAGCACCCAACAACCGTCATTGACGCAGAACAAACTTACGAAGAACCAGAAGTTATTGAGCATACTAAGTAAATTTAACGGAACGTTAGAAGCTACGTTTAATACACTTGCTGAGTATGATGACGCTACTAGTATCTTACGTGACAACAGTGTATCATTTAAAACAAAGATTGTTAGGATTAAGAAAGGGCCTACTAAATATTATGTGACGCTGGTAAAACCATGGATATAGATTATACACCCTCTAAAGTATGTAAGGATTTTTTCTTATCCGACGCTAAGATGCGGACATTGATGGGTCCCGTGGGGTCAGGCAAGTCGGTAGCTTCTACCTTTGAGGTAATAAGAAGAGCCACTATGCAAGAACCTAACAAGCAAGGCATACGCAAATCAAGGGCTGCTATTGTTCGTGAGACAGCTAGACAGCTACAAGATACAACAATTAAAACATTCCACGACTGGTTTCCGCCAGGAGTATGTGGTACGTACATGAGAACAACAAAGACTTACTTCTTTAAAGTAGGCGATGTTGAGTGTGAGATTATGTTCAGAGCATTAGATGATGCTGACGATGTTGCCAACTTAAACTCGCTTGAATTAACGTTCGCTTGGTTTAACGAGTGTAGGGATATAAATCCCACCATCGTAGATGCCATGTCAAAAAGGATTGGTCGTTTCCCATCAGCAAAAGATGGAGGGCCTACATGGTTCGGGATGTGGGGGGACACCAACCCTCCTACAATGGATACATGGTGGTACTATCAGATGGAAAAGCTCGACCCCGCAGATGGAGTTTCACCAAATGATAATGGGTGGGATGTGTTCAAGCAACCGTCAGGTAGGAGTCCATATGCAGAAAACATAGAGAACTTACCTGAAGGATATTACGATACACAAGGTAGGTCAGATGAATATATTCGTGTGTACATTGACGGAGAGTATGGGCTAAGTACTGCGGGACAACCTGTATATAAGTACTTTAGACCTGACTACCATATGGCTCATGATATGTTAGAGCCCATAATAAACGGGGTGAGACCGATAATAGTCGGGATGGACTTAGGACTAACACCTGCAGCGGTTATAGGACAGCAAGACCCACGAGGTAGGATTCTTATACTTGATGAGTGTGTAAGCTTTGATATGGGCATACAACGATTTGTACGTACAGTTTTAAAACCTAAGATTATAGAAAGATTTTCAGGAGCTCCTGTAATAGTTATCTCAGACCCTGCAGGAGTACAACGAGCTCAGACCGATGAGCGTTCAGCAATAGACATAATAAAAGCCGAAGGCTTAAAGGTTATGTCGGCTAGGACAAACAACGTATCTGCTAGACTTTCAGCGGTAGATGATTTTCTTATGCGTCAAGTAGATGGAGACTCTGCGTTCTTAGTAGACCCAAAATGTACACAGCTTAAGGCTGCAATGATGGGTGGGTATAGGTTTCATAAGAAGAACGGCAACATAGAAAAGAATAAACATTCACATGTTGCAGAAGCTTTACAATACTTAATGTTGCATATCAACACAACATCTGATGGCTTTGCTATACAAAGACGTGATGTTAAATCAGTTGCGTCAGGCGGCTGGACTTGATAGCATAGTTATAAGACTTTCATTAGTCGCCCCTTATATATGACCCTCATAGTTATATACCCCCTGCTCAATTTGCCTAGGCAGGGGGACTTTCTATTGGACAAGCCATAACTTGTGTGTATACTTAAATTATTTAGGGAGGTAAATTATGCCTGGATACAAAATGAAAAATGGTTCTAAGAACTATATGATTAAAAATTATGAAAAGGGTGGACTTGTAAAAGTTACAGCTTATAAAGATGGTGGTAAGGTTGAACAAGATAAAGAGTCTTACATTGAAACTTTTATGGCTGGTAACAGACAAACAAAAGAAGACCCTATGGCTCCAATTAAACTTGGTGGTACTACAAATGTTCTTAAAAGAGCTTTAGGTATGGACTATCAAAAATTAGAAGACACTGGCCCACATTTGGGTGTAGAAGACCCTACTAGAGTTAAACCCAAACCAAAATAAAATATGGCATTACAAGTAATAGGTAACGACGAGCTAGTTAAAAAAGAAAAGGAAGAAGCTAACAAAGCTATGGAAGAACGGCAGAGTGAAGCAGTTATTCTAGGACTTGCTTCTCATGTACGTGAATGCTGGGACGCAGCTAAACGAGCAAAAAAACCTATAGAAAATATTATGCTCAAAGGTCTTCGTCAAAGAAATGGTGAGTATGAATCTGACAAGAAAGCTCAGATACAAGCACAAGGTGGTTCTGATATCTATATGATGATAACAGAAGTTAAATGCCGAGCTGCTGAAAGCTGGTTGCGGGATATACTACTTGATACTGGTACCCCTCCGTGGGATTTGCAACCAACCCCTATTCCAGATTTAACACCAGACCACACTGCTGAGTTACAACAAGCACTTGCAGCTGAAGTAGTTAGGTTAGTTGAGACGGAAGGTCAAGCACCAACTCCTGATAAAATGGCTCAGTTAAAAGAAATGATATCTCAAGATTATAGGTTTAAATTATTACAAGCTGCTGACGATAGAGCTAAAAGAATGAAGTTAAAAATATCGGACCAGTTTGCCCAAGGTGGTTGGGCAGAATCATTTAATGATTTTGTTACAGATTTAGTTACATACCCATGTGCTTTTATTAAAGGGCCTATTGTTCGTAGGCAAAGAAAATTAAGCTATGGTAAAGACGAAGCAGGTAATACTACAGTAAAAGCTGATGAAACTATTGCACCAGAATTTGAAAGAGTAGACCCGTTTAGAATTTATCCCGAACCTGGAATTACAGATGTAAACCAAGGATATTTATTTGAACACCACCCACTTAGTCGTACAGAACTAGCTGATTTAATAGGTGTTCCTAGTTATGATGACGATGCTATTAGAAAAGTATTAGAAACAGGTAACGGGCAATCATGGATTAATGAAGACGTAGAACTACAGAAAGACGAAGAAGAAAGAAAATTTCATTCATTTGATAGACCCACTGAAGTGTATGATGCCTTAGAGTACTGGGGCAAAGTAAGTGGTAAAATGCTAAGAGAGTGGGGTATGGAAGAAGAAGATGTTCCTGACGAAGCTAAAGAATATGATACATGTGTATGGATGGTAGGTAATTATGTTATAAAAGCTGTGCTTAATTATGACCCATTAGGTGAAAAGCCGTATGCTAAAACATCATTTATTAAACATCCAGGAGCATTCTGGGGTAAAGGAATACCAGAAATTATAGAAGATTTACAAGGTGTATGTAATGCTGCAGCCCGTGCATTAATAAATAACATGGGTATATCAAGTGGACCACAGGTTGAAGTAAACCTTGAAAGGATTCCACCTAATGAAGATATTACACAAATGCACCCATGGAAAATATGGCAGGTTACTAATGACCCACTAGGTTCTAGTTCTCCTGCTGTTAAATTTACACAACCTGATGATAATGCTAATACATTAATGGGTGTGTATGATAGGTTTGCTAAACTAGCTGATGACCACTCAGGCATACCATCTTATTTACAAGGCGACATAAATGTTAAAGGAGCTGGACGCACAGCGTCAGGTCTTTCAATGTTGATGGGGTCTGCAGGTAAAGGTATACGTCAAGTAGTTATGCACATTGATAGTGATGTTATAAAGCCTATTGTTCATAGACATTTTGTTTACAACATGCGATATGATGAAGATGAATCAATTAAAGGCGACGTAGAGATACTACCAAGAGGTGCAATTAATCTCGCAGTTAAAGAAACTGTTAACGTTCGTAGAATAGAATTTCTTAATGCAACTGCCAACGAAATCGACATGGGTATCGTTGGTCAAGAAGGCCGTGCCGCGATACTTCGTGAAGTGGCTAAGAGTTTGCAAATGCCTGTGGATGAAATCGTTCCTTCTAGGGAAAAAAATAATTATCAATCTGAGATGAGAGCAAAACTTCAACAAGAGGCACAAGCCCAACAAGTTGAAAGTGGAACTCCTACTCAGCCTGATGGTAGCCCAAAAGGTGGAATGGATGGAAACATAGTTAACAACCGTAGCATTGGGAGGAAGTCATGATAAGACCAGACCTTAAAGTTGTTAAAGCTTTAGCGACTGTTGAACGCCAACATACTGACATTTTAATATGGTTAGAAGCGTGGCGAAAACATGAGCTAGACCAGCTACCAAATGTTACACAGAATGTGGCACTCGCACAGGGGCGATGCCAAATTTTAAATGAGATAGTAAAGCTCATTAAAGAATCCCCCGAATACGCAGCAAAGTCATGAGACAGCTGTTAATTAACGCACACCAATAGGAGCGAAACATTATGACATTACCAAAGCAAGTTCAAAAACAATCTGAGGATGTACAAGCATTGTATAAGGAACTCAACGCAGAACCAGAGAAGAAAATGGAAGAACAGCCAGCTGCTACTGATACAGGATTAGATGTACCAGAACAAGAATTAGCTAAAGCTTCTCCTGAAGTACCTGTTGAGGAAGATACAACTGCACCATCCGACAGTGTAGAAAAACAAGCACCTACGTCTGAGGCTGATGAGCACAGCACAACAGACACTCAAGAAAGTAAAGACTCTTGGGAACAAAAGTACAAAACGTTACAAGGTATGTATAACGCTGATATTCCACGTTTAAATGGAACAAACAGAGAGTTAAACAACCGCGTATCCCAACTAGAAACTTTGTTAGGAACAATTAATAAAGAAGAAAAAGCCGTTGAACCAACACCTGTTGAAAAGTTAATAACTGACGACGATGTAAAAGAATATGGTGATTCTATTGATATTATGCGTAAAGCAGCAAAAGAAGAGTTTGCAGGAGAATCGGCTCGTGTAAATAAGTTGGAGCAAGAACTTAGACAGTTGCAAATGAATGTTGTACCACAAGTACAGCAAGTTCAAATGGAACAAAAAACGTCTAGTGAAAATGCATTTTGGAATACTTTAAACCAAGAAGTACCTAATTGGAATGAAATTAATAGCAATCAAGACTTTCAGTCATGGCTGCTTGAGATTGACCCCCTTACAGGTATTAATCGCCAAACGTATTTAGAAGACGCACAGAAGAAACTAGATGCTAAAAGAGTGGTTAATTTTTTTAATACTTGGGGACAGGCCAATGGTAAAGTTGATGATGCTCGTGAGAATCGTAAAGCTCAGACTCAATTAGCCAAACAAGTTGCACCAGGGCGAAGCCGTGCTGGACAACCTGTAGGTGGTGAAGGTAAAACATACTCAACTTCTGACATTAAAAAATTTTTTGAAGATGTTAGATTTGGTAAGTATAAAGGCCATGAGGATGAGAAGAAACGAATGGAACGTGATATTTTCGTTGCACAACGAGAAGGTCGCATAACTAGTTAATTAACAATAGGAGGCTATTATGGCTTTTGCAACATCACCAGGCAATCCAGCGTATACAGGAAACTTTATACCTGAAATTTGGTCTGGTAAGTTGATTGAGAATTTCTACGATGCTACGGTATTGGCAGCAATCTCAAACACTGACTACGAAGGTGAGATTCGTTCAATGGGTGATACGGTAAATATCCGTACAACTCCAGAAATCACCATTCAAACTTACGTCAAGGGACAAACGCTTGCGGTTGAAAACCCTGACAAAGCTAAACTACAGCTCATTATTGACAAAGGCGAATATTTCGCATGTGTTGAAGATGACGTTGACCAAGTACAAACAGACATTGCTCTTATGGACACATGGTCTAAAGACGCTTCAGAGCGTATGAAGATTAAAATTGACCAAAGAGTATTGACTGACTTATTAACTGATGTAGCTGCTGCTAACAAAGGAGCATCTGCAGGTGCAATTTCTGGAGACCTTAATATTGGGGTTACCAGTTCACCTATAGCTATTAGTAAAACTAATGCTATTGACCAAATAGTTAATATGGGTACTGTACTTGATGAGGCTAACTGTCCAGAGAGCGATAGATTTATCGTTATCCCTGCTAAGATGGCTGGTCACATTAAGCTATCTGACCTTAAAGATGCGTCAATTACTGGAGATGGTACATCTCCGTTAAGAAACGGTCGTTTAGGAATGATAGATAGATTTACAGTCTATGTAAGTCACAACCTATACAAGAACGGAAGTGAGTTCAGCATTATTGCTGGTCACAAAATGGGGTTTACATTTGCGTCACAAATGACAAATATGGAAACAATTCGTTCAGAAACAACATTCGGGAACATTATCAGAGGCCTGCAAGTTTATGGATACAAAGTTGTAAAACCAGAAGCTTTAGCCGTTGGTATTGTAACCGTTTAATTTAGGAGACTAACATGGCTGCATATACAGACACGCATGGCTTTAATAAAGGTTCCGCGGCACACCCTGCTCAAGGAATTAATAGAGTCGGCTACATGGAAGTAAATTTAAACTTCGCTACCATAACTGCAGACAGAGTTACAGCAGGTGCTACGGCATTAGCGGCTGGAGACTCTATCGAAGTACTTAGCGTACCAGCGAACACTTTAGTGTTAGCGGTAGGTGCAACTACAGTAACTGCAGAAGGTGCGGCATCAACATTTGACATTGGTTTAACTGGTGGTGATGTTGATTTGTTTGTTGATGGAGGTGATGCTAACTCAGCAGGAACCACTTCATCAAACGGTGCAGGGCTAGATGGCGATAACCAAAGCCATTACTTTGCAGCTGCAGACACTATTGATATGCTTATTGGTGTATCTGGTGCTGTAACTGATAGTGCTGTAATAAAAGTGTGGGCAGTTGTTGTTGACTGTTCATAATAAAACATAGCAACGGTTGGGGGGTTTTCTTGTATTAGCCCCCCAACTATAACATAGGAGATAGAAATGGCAGGAAGATGGTTAAGAAATACAGTTGATGGAACAATTTATGGTTGGAATGAAATACTAGCTGAAAATCCTAAGACTGAAGAAGTTACTGAGGAACAAGCGTTTCCAGAAAAATTTATGACTAAAGAACAAAAAAGTCGTAAGCCAAAAGTTAAATTAGGAACAAAAAACATTCCAGTTAAAAAAACATCTAAGGTAGAATTAGAAGAAGAAGTTACACGAAGTGTAGAGAAAAAGAGTAAAAAATGATTTTAAATGATGTAGTTACTGAAGTTAGAAGAATACTACAGGATGAAAATACTCCTCAAAGATATTCTGACACAGTGCTTATAGGATTTGCAAATCAGTCTTTAAAACGTATTGCAGTACTTAGACCAGATTTATTTGCGTACGTTAGCACTATGACTTGCACAGAAAATGAAGTTATACAATCAGCACCTGCTGATTCAATACGTATTATAGAAGTTTTTTCAGTAAGTGGTGGTAATGGATGCATAGAAGTTAACAGAGAATCATTAGACCAGTCTTATCCTCAATGGATGAATGACACTGCATCAGCTGCAGTAAACTGGATGAGACACACAAGAAATGCTAATAAATTTTTTATATACCCTAAAGCTCCAGCTAACCAAGTATTAGATATTGAGTATGCACAGACTCCGCCAACTTATGATGGAACTACAACAGTTGCTTTGTTATCTGATGCTTATTTTCCAGTAGTTGTAGATGCTACAGTGTTTATAGCCGAATCAGTAGATAATGAACATGTTAATTCAAATAGAGCAAAACTGTTTTTACAATCATTTACATCAGCTCTTGGAACTAATTTAGCTAGTAGAATTACAACAGATACAGAAGAAGGTGGTATGCTACAAGTTAATGCACAAAAAACTAGCGTTACAGAGGACTTAACATAATGGCTGGAACTAGAACATTTCTTGATATTGTAAATAGATTGTCACCTAGTGTTCCAGGATGTCCTACGCCAATCATAGAGCAATACGTTCGTGATGCAGCAATCGAGGCGTGTGAACGTACTCTCGCGTGGAGATACGAACAACCACGAATACGTTTGGTTGTAGGTGCACATGACTATGCGTATGAAAGCCCAAGTGATGCTGAAGTACATGCGTTTATTACAGCTACTGTAAATGATGAAGTATTAACTTCTGTTACATTAGATAAATTATATGAGTTGTATCCTAAATGGCCCAACCAACCTTCTACATCAAGAGCAAAACCTAGACATATAACACAATTAGACCCTGACCATTTTTCAGTTGCTCCTATACCTGACAGTGCTGAGTCTTATGATGTACGAATGATTGTATGTTTAAAGCCTTTAAGAACAGCAACAAGTATGGATAAATCAGTTTTAGATGAATTAGAAAATGTTGTTATGCATGGAGCGTTGCAGCATTTATTAGTATTACCAGATAGAAGCTGGAGTGATAGAGAGTTAGCTTCGTATCATGCAAAACAGTTTATATTTAAATTACAAGAACGTAGAGCTAGAGCTAATTTAGGAGCTGGAAGAGCATCTATAAGAGTTCAATCAGGAAATTTTGGGTGAGGTAAAGTATGTCAGACGTAATAAAACTAGTTAAAGGAGACGAGCTACCGCTAATTATATTAACGTTAACTGATGATGTAGCTAACACAGCACTAGATTTATCGGCTGGAACTACTTCAGTGACTGTAAAATTTAAAGCTGTAGGTGGAACATCAGTATTATCTACAATAAGTTGTGCAAAAACAACT